AAAAAAAGGATAAAAAAAATATGGGTATTGATTTAGATAAAATTAAAAATAGACTTAGCCAAGTTCAAAAAGGCAACGGAGAATCTGTTTTCTGGCGTCCAAATGACGGCGAACAAACGGTTCGTATTGTACCAACCTCTGATGGAGATCCGTTCAAGGATTATTGGTTTCATTACAACTTGGGCAACAATCCTGGATTCCTTAGTCCGAAAAAGAATTTCGGCGAAGATGATCCTCTTGATAGTTTTGTTCGTGACCTCTTCAATGAGAACACTGAAGACAGCGTGAAGATGGCAAAGGACCTTATGGCCCGCCGCCGCTTCTTTTCTCCTGTCGTAGTTCGAGGAGAGGAGGATAAAGGTGTCCGCTTGTGGGGCTACGGTAAGACAGCTTACGAGAAGCTTCTAGGCCTTGTACTCAATCCAGAGTATGGAGACATCACAGATCCGGAAGAAGGTACTGACCTTATTATTGGATATGGCAAACCTGCAGGAGCTTCTTTTCCGCAGACATCCATCACTCCACGTCGTAAGTCCACACCTCTTACTGAGGACGAAGAGCGTTCTCGAGAAATGCTGGATAACATTCCAGAGTTTGAACAAGTGTTCACTCGCAAGACTCCGGAAGAAGTCGGAGCGATGCTTGACGAATATCTTTCTAGTGAAGAGCAGACGGAAGGAAACTCTGTAGAAACGGTCTACGGAGATACTAAGGAAAGTGTATCCGAAGTCGATTCTGCTTTTAAAGATCTATTGAGTTCTTAGAACTTAAATAGAGGGGGGCTCCTTGTTCGTTTTGTTCCTCCTAGACACGACCGGGAGCCCTCCACACAATATATAAATAGAGGAAAATATGGGAAGGACAAAAAATAAAATAAAAGAAGGAAAATTATCTATATCGGACATGCGTGGTCTTATTAATAAGAAAGCCGGCATGTCCGTTGCGCATAATTTGACTGAGGCCAACCCTACAGAAGTGAAAGAATGGATTCCAACCGGCTCTCGTTGGTTAGACTCGATTATCTCCCGCGGACAATTAGCCGGCATACCGGTAGGAAAAGTTATCGAAATTGCTGGCTTAGAATCCTCAGGTAAAAGTTATATGGCGGCTCAAATTGCAGCTAATGCTCAAAAAATGGGCACCGATGTGATTTATTTTGATTCAGAGTCTGCTATCGATCCAAGCTTTTTAGAACGCGCAGGCTGTGATTTGAAGAACATCTTGTATGTTCAAGCACAGAATGTCGAATTTGTTCTCGAGACGATTGAAGATCTTTTGGGTAACAACGATAATAAAATGTTGTTTATTTGGGACAGTCTTGCTTTAACACCAGCGATTAGCGATGTGGAAGGCGATTTTAATCCGCAGTCTTCGATGGCTGTTAAGGCTCGAATTCTTGCAAAAGGAATGTCAAAATTAACCGTGCCGATTGCGAACAGCCAGTCAACGTTTTTAGTTCTCAACCAACTTAAAACAAATATCACCAGAAGTCCTTCAGAAGCCATGGTTGAGCCTTACACGACGCCTGGAGGTAAGGCTATGATATATTCCTACTCGCTCCGTATCTGGCTTACAGGACGTAAAGCTAAGGCGTCGCATGTACTTGATGACAGAGGATTTAGAATAGGGTCAGAGCTTAAAGCAACCCTCAAGAAAAGCCGCTTTGGGACTCAGGGTAGGCAAGCTACCTTTAAGATTCTTTGGGGCGATGACATAGGAATTCAGGACGAGGAGAGTTGGTTTGAAGCTATTAAGAGTTCTGACTACCTCAAGCAAAGTGGAGCATGGTATTCTCTCCGATACGAAGATGATACAGAAGAAAAATTTCAGCCTTCTAAATGGAAAAACATGTTAGAAGATCAGAGATTCCGAGATCGCGTACTGGAGTTAATGGACGAAGAGGTGATCCTCAAGTTTGATAAAAGAGAAGGCGACGCAAATGAATTTTATGATATAGAACATGAGGAGCTACAAAAAGTATAGAAAATGGAAGAAAAGTTTCTGGAAAAGTTACATGAATCATTTCCTAGTCTATCTTTCAAGCTTGTCACGGAGAAAGCAGTCGGCTTACCTTTCGGAGAGAAAGAAAAAGAAACACTTTTAATTAATGAGACGCCAATAGAACTTTCCTGGGCGCCTATATTATCAAAGTGCCCGGAAGAATATTTTGATCACTTTTGGAATACCTGTCACCCGGCAATCAAAAAAGTTGTCGCAGACAAGAAGAAAACAAAAGCTTATAAGATGTTAGAAAAATTTAAGAAAAAATATGTCGACAAAAAAGAAAAATAGAGTACTGATAATCGATGCATTGAATATGTATTTCAGATCTTATATTGTAGATCCTAGTTTGTCCGCAAATGGCCAGCCAATCGGCGGAGTAAAAGGTTTTTTGAAAATATTGCAGAAGTTGATCAGAGAAACAAAACCGGATGGCATCGTTGTTGCTTGGGATGGCCCGGGCGGATCTCGCAAGCGGAAAGCTGTCAATAAGGGTTATAAAGAAGGCAGAAAGCCTATCAGGCTTAACAGAGAGATTAGAAACTTATCAGAAAACGAGGAATTAAAAAATAAGGTTTGGCAACAGACAAGACTGGCCGAATATCTTAATGAGTTGCCGATTATCCAGCTGATGCTTCCGGAAGTTGAGGCTGATGATATCATCTCTTTTTTGATCCAGTCGTCGCATTTAAAAGGTACTCAAAAAGTTATTGTGAGCAGTGATAAAGATTTTTTTCAGCTATGTGATGATGAGACAGTTCTGTTTAGGCCCGTACAGAAAGAGGTCTTAAACAAGAAAGCTGTCCTAGAACGGTTTGACATTCATCCAACCAACTTCGCTCTTGCAAGGGCTATTTGCGGCGACAAGAGCGACAACCTTAAAGGTATCCCCGGAGCAGGTCTGAAAACGATAGCTAAGAGGTTTCCTTTTTTCAAAGAAAAGAAGGATTGCACTCTTGATCAAGTAATAGATGCGTGCGAGAGTGTTGATAGCGATTTAAAAATATATAAAAGCATATTGGGAGGCGCAGAAGTGATCAAAGAAAATTATAAAATAATGCAGTTGTACTCACCTTTAATTTCAGCACAGGGAAAGCAAAAAATTAAGAGTATCGTTGAAAATTTTAAGTGTGAGTTTAATAAAACTGAAGTTATTTGTATGATGAATGAGGATGGGTTTGGAGTTTACGATTGGACGGGCCTTTTCACAACAATGAAAAGATTTTGCTTGACAACAGAAGAAAAATAAGGTAGTATAATATTATCGATGCGCTTGTAGTTCAGTAGGTTAGAACGCCACTCTTATAAGGTGGAAGTCCCTGGTTCAAGTCCAGGCGGGCGTACCAGTAAATTTAATTAAGTAGAGGAACAATGTTACCAAGTGAAAAGGCAAATTTTTCAAAGTTCGGAAAGGACTTTCAAGAAAAATTGTGCCAGCACATGTTAACTGATCGTAGCTTTTGTGATCAGATGATGGAAATATTCGATGTAGAGTTTTTAGAACTCAAGTTTCTTCGTGTATTTGTTAATAAAATATTATTGTACAAGGATGAGTTTGGAACTCACCCCTCTTATAAAACCTTGGCTACAATTCTTAGGTCAGATATAGAAGACGAAACACCCGTCATACAAAAACAGACAAGAGATTTCTTTACTAGAATTTATAAGTCAGAGATTCCAAACGATGATTCAGAGTTTATTAAAAAGACGTCTTTGGATTTTTGTAAGAAGCAAAAACTTAAAGAAGCAATGTTGCAAAGTGTTAAACTTTTGCAGACATCTTCGTTTGATGAAATAGCACATATCATAAATGAAGCACTCAAGCTTGGTACGAGTAATGATTTTGGATATGATTATATTAAAGACTTTGAAGAGAGATGGATTCGTAAACCACGTGAACCAATGACCACCGGTTGGAAGAGGATCGATGAGATATGTGATGGAGGCTTAGGCAAGGGAGAATTGGGCGTTGTAATAGCGCCAACTGGAGTAGGAAAATCGATGGCTCTTGTACATCTTGGAACTCAGGCTATAAAAAAAGGTAAAAGCGTGGTACACTACACATTAGAGCTAGGTTCGACTACTATTGCTTCTAGATACGACAGTTGTTTGACGAAAGTTGGATTAAAAGATCTCCACATGTTTAAGGAACATATATATGGAAAAATTAAAAATTTAGATGCGAGCTTGATTATTAAAGAGTACCCCACAAAATCAGCTTCGCCCGGAACTGTTAAGAATCATTTAGAAAAATTAAAACAGCGCGGCCATGACGTGGACATGATTATTATTGACTACGGAGACCTGCTAAGACCTTCTATAATTAGAAAGGAAAAAAGACACGAATTAGAGACTATTTATGAAGATCTTCGCGCTATCGCGCAGGTCTATGAGTGCCCTGTATGGACGGCTTCTCAGACCAATAGATCTGGTTTAAATGCAGAGGTGGTTACCATGGAATCCATATCAGAGGCTTTTAACAAATGTTTTATTGCTGATTTTATTTTTACTATCTCTAGAACGACTAGCGATAAAAAAAGTAATGGCGGTAGAATATTTATTGCAAAAAATAGAAATGGTCCGGACGGCATAGAGTTTCCGATTAGAATGGATACCTCTAGTGTTTTTATTGACGTGTTGGACCAAGAAAGCGATGAGATAAGGAGTATCGTAAAAACTGTGGCCGAGCAGAAAAAGTCTTTGGAAGAAAGATACAAAATATTTAAGGACAAAAAGAAACAAGATGACTTACACTAAACAAGAAGTAAAACAAGCAACATTAGAATATTTTAATGGGGACAACCTCGCGACGAATGTATGGATCACAAAATACGCATTGAAAAATAAGAAAGGAAAGTTGTTGGAGAGAACTCCTGACGACATGCACAAGAGGCTAGCTAAAGAATTTTCACGTGTTGAAGAAAAGTTCGGAGGCGAACGGTCTCTGTCAGAGAAAAAAATATACAACCTTTTGAAAAATTTTGATTATGTAGTGCCTCAAGGTTCCCCAATGATGGGTATTGGGAATGATTATGTAAACGTTTCTTTATCTAACTGTGTAGTTGTCAAGTCTCCTGAAGACAATGTATCTTCTATAATGGATTCAGGCAAGGAGTTGGCGAACTTGTTTAAAAGGCGCTGTGGCGTCGGTCTAGACATATCTCACCTTCGACCTGATGGTACAGCGGTAAATAATTCTGCCGGTACAACGACAGGTGCTTGGTCATTTGCTGACTTTTACTCATATGTATGCAGAATGATTGGTCAAAATGGCAGACGCGGTGCCTTAATGATCACGATGGACATCAGGCACCCGGATATTGAAAACTTTGTGACAATGAAGCATAACTTAACAAAAGTCACTGGTGCCAATGTTTCTGTGAAAATAAGTGACCGGTTCATGGAAGCTGTTGAGAGCAAGCAATCATTTACTCTACAGTTTCCGGTTGAGTCTGATAACCCAACGTATACGAAAGAGATCGACGCGTGCGAGCTTTGGAACTCAATAGTAGAATCGGCTACAAAAACCGCCGAGCCCGGGCTGATGATGTGGGATAACATAATAAATAATTTGCCTGCTAACGAGTATGCAGATAAGGGATTTAAAACTTTGACTACTAATCCGTGTGGCGAGATCCCTCTCTCTGCATATGATTCTTGCAGGCTGATCTCTATCAATCTTAAGAACTTTGTTACAAATAGATTCACCGACAAAGCAAAGTTTAATTACAACAAGTTTGCTAAAGTTGTTTCTGCTGGCATGAGATTGTCGGACGATCTAGTCGAACTTGAGATTGAAAAATTGGAGAAAATTATTAAAGTTTGTGATACAGCAGATGAAAAACATATGTGGTCTAAGCTCTTGAGTGTGTGCAAAAGCGGGCGCCGTACTGGCTTAGGTACTCATGGACTAGCCGACGCTATAGCGAATTTAAATTTGAGGTATGAC